CCGTTTGATGTGGTCTTGAAGCCGCAGGTTTGCTTCATCCAGCAATTGCTGCTGCCGGATGATTGCATTGGCCGCGTTGAGTTCGCGTTCGATCATCCTGATCCGCATCCCCAGATCGGCTACGTTGTGCGGAGTGCTGTCTGATATTGGGGTGTCGCTCATTTCGCTTCCCCCCTCGCTTTGAGCATCGCGTCGGCTATTTCGTAAGCCATAATCGCGCTCTGGTTTATGTTGTTGTACCATCCCACTTCGTTCATTGCATGCGCCGCGAAGTAGTCGCGCATTGAAATACCATGGTAATTGATTGCTGGAGTAATTCCGTCCCATTGCGTTGTATGTGGAAACGCCGGTCCTCCGTCGTTGATTGGTGCGCTCATTTCGATTCCTCCACCTTCACCATCGGAACAAAGTCCAATCGGTTGCTCTCGTCGATTGCGATTCCCCAATTGTTCCTGCGGCAGGACAGTTCGGTGGCGTTGTACACTTCCGCCACCTTCTCGTCCGGCAGGTAAATGGACAGCAGTCCTTTGAATGTTAGTCGTACCGTCTCTGATTTGTTTTGTTCGCTCATTTTGCTTCCTGTCTCTTTAGATATTCTGCAATTGCTTCATCTGCCAGTCCCTGAGTTCTATATCCATTTTTGATTGCGTATGCCTTTAACTCAGCATGCACATCTGGTGACACTAAAACGTGTTTAACAAGCTCACGGTTTCGTTTGGATTTGTTTGTTCTTTTTGTTCCTGTTCCAGTAGCTGACTTCATATCTTTTAAGTTTCTTCGCTGCACGATAGGTTTCACCGGCTTGGCTCCTGCTCATCTGGTACACCCCGGTACCATCGTTGATCATTCGTTTGACCTGCTCGCTCATCGACCACCTCCCTGGGCGTAGTGGAGGACCAGCAGGGCGTCACAGTTCTTAAGCGTGACATCGAGGTGCGGATACAGTTCCTGGGCCTTGGCCTTGAGCTTGCGCTTCCACTCCGCGGAGTTGGCGCAGGAGCGTTTACCACCCAGTCCAAGAGGGTCTTGCCATACCTTGGGTTCCACGCGGTGGAGGGCGTAGCCAATGGAGTAGGCCAATCCTTGGATGATGCCGTAGTTCTCATGTAGCGTGGCAACGCTTGCAGCAGGAGTCAGCTTGCTCACGAACTTGGGGACCTTCTCAATCCAGAGATGGCTATCTGCTAATTTGAATCCGCTTAGTAGTTGCGCCATATCGGGCAATGATTCGGGCATTGCGAACAGGAGGATCCCGTCCTTGGTGTGGATTGCGAACCCGCCGTTCACGCCGGGGTCACAGGCTACGATTGTTTTGCTCATTGGTTTTGGTTTGTTGGGACTTGATGGTGAGAGTATGGCCAACGTAGATACCTGCGATCACGCAGAGCGGCATCAGCACGGCCATGGAGACGATGGTGAGTGCGGTGTTCATACAATATAGCATCCGAGTTCCTTGTAGCACTTGATGCGTTTCTTGGCGTGGGCTTCTGCGAGCGGATGGAATGTGTCGCGGAAGTCGTGGATGATCGCGTGGTCCTTCCCTGGCGCTCGACGCAGCGCACGGCTGGCCCGCTGGATGGTCTTCTGGGCACTGCGACCACCGGACACCATGACCAGCGTGTGGACGTTCGGCAGATCCAACCCCTCGTCGGCCAGAGAGGTGGCGACCAAGATCTGGATGTCTCCTTTCCTGAACGCATCCATGACATTGGCTCGGACCTTCTTCGGAACCTTCGAGTGAATGCAGACAGCGCCAGACAGCAGCGATGCGAACCACATCCCGAGTGTGACTCGTGGAACCAGAACCAGAGTTGGACATTTCGATCCACCGGATGCTGATGCCATAGCCGCTGCCATTCCGTTTCGATCCATGTTCTTGCAGATTCCGATCTCGGTGATCGCTTCCCAAGCGCACATCGCACGGAGTTCGGCGTGTTTGATCCGCATGTAGCGTTTGCGATCGTTGAAGAGCATCTCGATGTGATCATCGATCTTCTGCTGGAGACCTTTGTCGCTGGCCGAGTGCATGTACACGGTTGCGTGGGCCAGAACTCCTTGGAGTTCCTCGCGCTTGATCTCGAACTGATTGCCGCGGAACAGCTTACGGAGTTCTTCGTTTCGCTCGCCGTCATCGGACCAAGGCGTTGCGTCGAAGCCAAACCTCAGTCCCTTGCACGACTCGATAATGCGCTTCCATGTGGTCGCAGGCGCATGCTTGGCTTCATCGACGATGATCAGTTTCTTGCTGCTGAAATCTACGGATTCGTGGGGGCAGCGCACATCGACGCGAGTAGGGTCCACACCCACAGCCACGAGAGCATCGCATGCCTGCTGACAGGTCTCACGAGTGGGAGCAATCCAACCAAAGGTCCAGCTAGGATCCTGTGAGTAGTGCTTGATGATCGATGAAGCGATCAGTGTCTTGCCGCATCCTGCTGGTGCGATGATGAGTCCATCAGCTCCAGACTTGGCCCACTCGACCGCTCGTTGCTGGTAGGGACGCAGCAGAAATGCTTGCGTCGAAATGGTTTCCGGATGATCTTTGGTCTGCATAGCGTGTCGTTGCGCTTTGTTTGTTTGTTTTGGACTCATGTCACCCCCCGGAGCCTGCACTCTCCGGGGGGCTTTTGTTTGTAGGTCAGATGGTGTCGTTATCGCTCGGCACCTTCTTCATGCGACGGACTCGCAGAGCGGTCTGCTCAGCACCGAACTTGTCGGTGTACTTCTCCTCTTCTAGGACGATCACGAGGGACAGTCCAACGAAGCCTTGGAGGAATCGGAAGAAGGCTCCGTTGAGGCTAAAATCGAACTCAGCACCGTCATCGATGTTTGCCTCGGTCGCACTGATCAGCGCCTGAATGCGCCACATCATGGTGTCCTTGAGAACGAAGCGGTCGCTGATGACCTCCCCGGATGGACCCTTGTATCGCAGGGTTGCGACGCTGTTACCGCTCTTGTCCAGACCGTCATCCTTACAGGAGTTGACGATGACAGTGTATTCGCCGGGGCCGGCAAACGGCTTCACTTCGGCTTGGGAACGATCGACTTTGAATTTCATGTGTTGGGATGTGTGTTGTTTATTCGGACTGACGAGCCGCCCACGCGGGCAGCGAGAGTGATTGGATGGTTGATGAGTAACAAGGCCAAGAGTTGAGCTGTTGGCATTCGACGAACGTGCGGAGTTGCTCCTCGATGATTGAGTGACCGAGGTCAATGGCCTGTTGATCGAGTTCGTAGCAGGCCACGCCATAGGGCGCTTCCTTCTCGACTGCGATGAAGATGAACCGGTTGACCCCGGTCATGCGCTGGTACCACGCGGCTTGCACGTGATAGCGGAACTGGGCGCACGACTTGCCGAAGGACGCGGGTGAGGCGTCCTGGGTGGTTTTGACATCGATGATGTAGTCCTTGCCGAGCCCGTCGATGCGGGCTTTGACCGTCACGCCATTCCACGAGTCGAAGCACGAGACCTCGGTCTGGATGCCGTTTATGAGCGGCGCTGCGGCAGGGTGAGCGTGAACCGCGGCTGCGGCTCCGGTGATGTTGTCCCACTGCTCTTGGTTGAGAGGGATCTTGCCAGAAGCGATAACCGCCTCGTAGGCGATCTTGCCATCCTTGTTGCGCCGATCGCCTGTGAACAACGTGTAGTTCAGTGCGAACAGCTCAGGCTCCAGGATCGCCATGTGGACGGCGGTCCCGAACTCCAGCGCAGGCGACGACTCGTTCTTGGTCGTGCCATCCTGCCAAGCGCGGAAGTGAGCGGGCGACTTCCGGAACTGATCAAGCCCGGACTTCGAAAGAGCCTTGGTGCCGTGGTAGATGGCAGCAGGCATGTTGCAGATGATTTCTCCGCTCACGGCTGCACCTCCGCGTTCACGATTTCGGGAGTCACGATCACGGGCAGCTTGCCGAGGATCAGGTCAGGCTTGCTGATGTACTTGCTGGCGAAGGTGTCATCCAGATCGCGGAATGTCTGACCTTCCTTGATGCGACCGGCCTTGAGCAGTAGCGCGTTCACATCGGACTCGCGTGACTCGAATAGTTCTTCCAGCTTGGCCAAGAGGTCGAAGCTCTTGGTGGGAGCGACCGCCACCTCGGACGGCGCGGGCTGGAAGTCCTCGGTCTCCTCAGGGGTGTAGATGCCGGCCACAACCTCTGGCGCGAGCATGCGGATCGCTTTGCTGATGCAGCGAGCCCGGAGCATGGCACCAGGATCCTTGGCCCATCCAGAACCCGGCTTGGCAGGCAGGAGACCGGCGAGCTTGGCGTCCTCAGTGGAGAACCCGATCTCGCACTGGTTACCATCGTAGGACCAGACAGCGATGGCTGCCTTGGTATCAAACTGCTTCCACACCACCTTGCCACCGCGGGCGCGGTAGCCGGCCAGCATGGCATCGGAGCGCATGCTGAGAGAGCCGTTGATGATGTGGTATTCCCGGCGGAAATCGAACGGGGTCTTCTTCTCGGCGGCGCACTGCCACGCGATGAGCTTTCCCTGTTCGACCTTGGTGCATCCCAGCATTCCGCTGGCTGCGATCCACTCGCCCATCTTCTCGATGGCGGTGATGGGGTCTGCGATCTTGCTGTACATCTCGGAGGATGCATCAGCGGTTGTCGTTGCGATTGCGTTCATTTGCTGTTGTTTCGGAGTAGTTGCTCGATTACGTCGGAGCGAACACGGATCGTGCGCTTCGTTGCCTTCATGGCTGGAAGCCGACCATCCCTGATCCATCGACGCACCGTCTCGGGATGAGTCCCGAGGGTCTGTGCGATCTCTTTGATCGAGAGTAGTTTTACGCTCACGGGGAAGAACGTACCCCGTGTTGCCGAGTGTTGCAAACTATTTCTTGCGGAAATTATTCCTCGAAGCCTCGGCGGGGAGCGACCGGGGTCAAAGTCTGGCCGGATTTCGCAATTTCCTGAAGGAATCTCAACTTTCCGATCTCAAGCCCTCTGTCATACGCCTCGGACAGGAACTTGATGCGAGATTCGTCTCCGAGCTGCTGGTAGGCACCGCTCATGAAGGCGCGTTCTGCGAACATTCGTCGGTAAAACCCGACAAGTTGAGCGTATCGGTCGTACTGATCAGGTGTCATCCGTTCGAACGTCTGATTCTTGTAGGTGAGTTGCGGATTCGGCACCGACGGAATCGCCTTGTTGTCGGCAGTCCTACGCCACACGCGGTAAATCGAGGCATTCAGCGGGTCGGCATCGATTTCCCGGCGATTCCAGAAATCCACGAACTGGTCGATCCATGGATTTCCATTCTTAGGCGTCTGCCTAACCGCTTCTCCCCACAGATTTCGGCGCATTGGCATCGCATCTGGATCCCTTGTTCCGGGGATTTGAGCGCCAGGAAAAACAAGCCTCAATGCAGCGTATCGCTGGTTCAACTCGTTCACCGTGTCTTTCAAGATGCCTTCACCGCCCGTGACGGGCAGGTACTCGCGTTCAGCGCGGCGAATGGATCCCAACGTAGCTGGGGCGATTGGAGAAGCAGCGGTGACGTTGAGGCTCTTGATGAACCGCTCAAGCGACGCTTCGGATTCTTCAGACAACAGTTTGATGAACTCGCTGGTGCCCTTCAGGAACTGCTGTTCCATGATGAAGTTGATCCCAGACAGAAATGATCCTTTTCCAATGGCAAAAAGATCAGGCTCATCGATACGAGCCCGCTCGGCGATACGCTTCGATGATCCAACGATGATGCCGAGTGCTCCAGCCGTTCCTAGTCCAGACAGGTCTTTGACGATATCACCCGGCTGGAAGCTAGGATCCTGACCAGCGGTGAGGCGTCGAAGTCCAGATACATTGATTGTTCCGGGAGGCATGACACCACCAGCCTTGGCCAGCTCACGGGCCTTGTTGGTCTCTCCGGGAGTGTCGAGGTTAGGGGTGATGATCCCCTTGTCGTACAGGTAGGAGAACGCCCCCATCACCATACTTCCGACGATGAGTCGGCCAAAAGCCTGCTCGCGAGCCCTTACTGTCATGTTCTTCCAGTTGAACCCCTGAAGCACAGCGGCTGGCGTAAACGACACAACCTCTGCGGCGACGTTAATTGGAGTTTTTTGGAATAGATTGATTAATCGGTATGGGATGTAAGCAACTGAGCCAGCAGGCAGTTGTTTGACGACCCGATTGAGTCCTGAAACCATCTTAGTAGCTGCATTGTCCTGTTGGAACACGGCCCGAGCAGACTCAAATTCAATAGTGTTGATGTCCTCCGCGGTTAAACCTTTGCGACCTTCTGAACGGGCCTTATCAGAAATTCGTACAAGCTCAGGATCCTTGAGCGCCAACTTGATCTGACCATCAGTAAGACCGCGCATGCGACCGATTTCAGATATGATCACAGCACGTGCCGATTGGCGGAACGGAAGATCGGTCGCCTGAGTCAGTCGCAGCATGATGTCGGGCATCACGCCGACCGTGGCTTCTACGATATTGCGAACAACGTTGCCGTTGTACTCGCCCTGCATCGCTTCGTAGAGATTTCCCCAAGCCCGTTGGAAGTTGAGCGGATTTCCAATACTTGTCCCAAGTTCGTATGGGTTGGCGTTGGAACCCTTGAGCAAAGTCCTCTGAAACGCAGGCAGAGATTCCCCGAATGCCTTAATGCGTTCAAGAATCCGAGACCTGTAGTTGTAAGTGTTGTTCTTGTTTCTGGAAACCGCCATGTCGATCAGCGCAGTCGTCATGTCAGCCACCTCAATCATCGGGAGCCTGATTGCGTTGTAGACAATATTCTTGACGATAGAGAGCGGTGCCATGACCGATCCCTGAACAAGTGATATGAACAGATCCGCAGCGGAAGATGGGTTAATCTTGGCGACTGTCTCGTTCAATGTCACATCAGCTTCCATTCGGAGCGTATCGGCAGCGATAATTCGGTCGATTGCACTCTTGATTTCAGCAGGGTTATTGGACTCAAAGGCGGTTCTTGCTTCAATGCGAGCAGCGTTTACAGCGTCCTGAGCGATCTTGTACTGATCCATCGCATTTCCGAGCTGCTCGGATTGCTTAGGAGTCATTGGCTTGCGCTTGTTCTGTTCAAGCGACTTGGTGACGAGCTGGATTACGCCCTCACGACTGGCCGACTTGAGGAGCTTGAACTGGTTGATGAGCTGACCCCAAGTGGTACCGCTTTTGGCGAGAGACAACGCGGTTTTGCTCGCACCATTCATATCGCCACTGGCGATCTGGCGATTGAACTGCTCCATTCCGGAAATCACCCGAGTGTTGGATTCCGGATCGATGATGTCTGCGGCCAGCTCACGGTCGCTTTTTGTGGAAGCGTCGAACGCTTCATCCGCAACATTCTGTCTCTTATAAGCAGCCTCTGGAGAAGCCGCCACGGATTCACGAATGGCGGTAGGGACTCCAGGAGCAGCAGCCACGCGTTCAGCAAAACGCCGAGGTTCCATTGCAGGTGGAACATTGACACGGGAAGGTGTCTGGATCGTTCGCGTGAGTTGAGAAGAGAACTCAGCCTCATCGAACTTGCCCTTGAAGTTCTGCTTGGCGTAGCGGATTCCCGCGGCAACACCGTCGGCCACGGTTCCGCCTGCGCGGATCACAGCTTGGGCGACCGACAGCGCACCGTTCCAAGCCGCGCCCATGAGTTGAGGGAACGGGTTTGCACCGACACCGGGTTCGACTTCAGCACGGAGTCCTTCGAGCCTCTGAGCAACGGTTTCAGCCTTCTGGCGGAACTTGCCTTGAGTCTCTTCGAGCGCCTTGTTCCAGACCTCGTTGAAGATGATTTCCTCAGCAACGGCTTGGCCTGCCGGCTTCTCCTTCATCCGAAGCAACTTCTCGACCGTGGCCCTGGTGACTCTTACGGATTCACCACGAGCAGCGCCTGACTCCAACGCTTCGGCAGCGGCTTCCGCGGCAAGCCGGCGATCTCTGGATTCGAGAGCACGAGCCAGTTTCTCACTGGCAGTTTCAAGAGGAACGCGAGCCTGCTCTGCCGCAATCCTCTGCTGTTCAGCGGCCACACGCTCATCACGAGCGCGGAGCCTTTCAGCCATGATGTCCTCGGCTCTGCGAAGCGGGGTACCTTCTTGAACAGCCTCTTCAACGATAGCCTCTCGTTGAGGTAGTAGGCCACCTTCACGAGCGCGTCTGGGTTCAGTCAGAACCTCAGGTGCTTCAATGCGA